AGAATTCATTCGTCAGGGCAAGGTAGAAGTCGTACCTCTTTCAGTAATGAGAGGTCGTAGCTTTGAAAATTCTATTGTCATTGTCAATGAAGCCCAAAATTTAACTACCGAGCATGTGAAATTGCTTGTCGCTAGGTGTGGCGAGGGTACACGAATTTTCTTTGATGGAGATATAAAACAGACAGATAATCTTATTTTTAAAAATAAGAATGGACTAAAACTTCTTCTTCACCTTGCCGACAGTGAAGAATTTGCACCAATTTTTGGTACAGTTAGATTAAATTCTATTGAAAGAAGTAAAACCGCACAGGCGAGTGCATACTTAGATAATCTCTTAATTTGACAAAAATTCAAAAATGTGATATAATATAAGTATAAACTAAAAAGAAGGTGAAAAAATGGGTAGACCTTGTACTTGTCCTATCTGTCATAAGGTAATTCCGAATTCAGAAGAGTCCGTTCCTTATAAAAATAAACATTATCATCCAGAGTGTTATCAAGAACAAAAAGTAAAAGATGATTTGTATGAGTATATTTGTAGATTATTTACTTTTAAGGCGCCAGGCCCAAGAATATATTCTCAAATATCAAAGTACATTAATCAAGGTTATACTTATAAAGGAATTTATCAAGCATTAGCATATTTTTATGAGATAAAGCATGGAGACATAAAAAAAGCAAATGAAGGTATAGGTATAGTGCCTTATGTTTATAATGAGGCACAACATTATTATGCCGAAAAACAAAATCAACAAGTAGAATTAGCAAAGAAAATTGGAGAATCAGTAGCAACAACAAATGTGACAAAAATCGTAAAACAAAAACCAAAAGAAAAAAAGAAATTGAGTTATGATATAGAAGACTTTTAATAAAAAGGAGTGATTAAGTGGAAAACAGAAATGTTGTTATGCAACTTTTTGGTTGTTTAATGAAGAATCCACTTCTTTTAGGTGAAGTCAACTCTTATAATTTAACTCCAGACGATTTTGAAAAGCGATTAGACAAACAGATTTTTGCAGGTATATATAATCTATTCCTTGGCGGCGCGGAACGAATAACTGTCGCAGATATAGACAATTATTTTAAAGGTCATAAGGCAATTTATGATAGTTTTGTAAAAGCAAATGGAATAGAATATTTGCAAGATGCGGAAGAATTAAGCGTAAGTGAGAATTTTCCTTATTATTATTCGACTTTAAAGAAATATAATGCAGTAAAAGATTTGAAGAAAGCTGGTTTTGATACTTCAAGTTTTTATCCTGAAAATGTATTAGACGAGAATTATGAGAAGAAGATGGGCAGATTTGATGCAATGACTGTCCAAAATATCTTTGATGAAGTTCGACAAAAGTTGATAGAAGTAGAGGGGAAATACGGTGCGGGAACTAACACAAAAACTTCAACTGCAGTTGAAGGGTTAGGAGAATTGTTGGAGTCATTAAAGAGTACTCCCGATATCGGTGCCGCACTTCAAGGTTCTCATTTTAATACAGTAGTTAGAGGCGCGAGAAAAGGTGCGTTTTATCTGCAATCCTCTGGTACTGGTGTAGGTAAGACAAGAGGTATGATAGGAGATGCGTGTTATTTAGCATATCCTGTAATATATGATTGGTCGGTATCAGAATGGATAAGTAGTGGTTCTACAGAAAAAGTTTTATATGTAGGAACAGAACAGACAATTAGTGAAATCCAAACTCTTATTCTTTCGTATTTATCTGGTATTAATGAAGAGAAAATAATTAGCAATAGGCTAACTAACATAGAACAACAAGTATTAGAACAAGCAATAGATGTAATGACGCGATTCGAAGATAACTTCACGATTGTGCAATTGCCAGATCCTACGATCCAATTAGTAAAAGGTATAATTAGAAAAGAAGTTCTATTAAAAGATATAGAATATGTATTTTATGATTATATCTTTTCTAGTCCAGGATTATTAGGTGAATTTAGAGATTTGAGAATAAGAGAAGATGTTGTACTTGGAATGTTATCGACAGCATTAAAGGATATTTGTGTAGAATTGCAAGTATTTTTAAAGAGTGCAACGCAAGTAAACGGCGACCTAATGGATATAAAAGGTATCCGTGACCAAAGATGTATTAGAGGTTCAAAGGCAATAGCAGATAAAATAGATTGTGGTGTTATTACAGCGAGAGTGACAAAAGAAGAGTTGATCACTTTAGGTAGATTAGGACAAGATAGTGGACTTATTCCTACTCAGGTAACAGATGTATATAAATTAAGACGTGGAAGATATAATAATGTAAGAATATGGAGTTCATTTAACTTGGGCACTTGTAGAAAGAAAGATTTATTTATAACCGATGAGGATTTTAAGCCAATTGAAGGATTTGTTCCTGTTGAATTGAATTTTACAAGTATGGAGATTGGCGAAATTGATGAAATTGTGAGAATGTTAAATGAAGGAATAATGATTTCTTCTGTGGGTGAGGCCGCAATAAATATAGAAGATTTACAAGTTGACAATCCAAAGAAATGGGAATTTTAAATGATAGATTTACAAGAATTATTAAATAGTTTTACAGAAGAAGATATTATTGAAATAATGCAAGAATTGGGTGCAGACAGATATGTGGTGCGCCCCGAAGCAATTATATTTCCAACCATTTGTCATAATGAGGATGCGGCAGAAGCAAGTTTGAAATTATATTATTATAAAGATTCAAAACTTTTTCACTGTTACACAGATTGTTCAAGTAGTTTTAATCTTATTAATCTTATACAAAAAGTTTGGGAATTAAGAGGATTAAATTTTGTTCAAACTCATAAAGAAAAGAAGAAAGATAATGATTTTTGTTTCTTTGATATTGTAAAGTTTCTTTTAGAAAAAGGTAAAGGAGATTTTTCAAATAAAAAGAATAATGAAGTTTATAGAAGTGATAGAGATAGGTTAAAAAGAAAAGAAAGACTCATCACCCTTCCTACATATCCTGAAAGTGTGTTGGATATTTTTGAAAAAAGTTATCCTACTGAATGGATAGAGGAAGGAATTAGTGCGGCGGCACTATCTGAATATCATATTCTTTATTCTGTTAGAAGAAACAAAATCATTATACCTCATTATGATGTAAACTCAAATCTTGTAGGTATTCGCGGGCGCGCACTAAACAAAGATGAAGTAGAAGAATTTGGTAAATATATGCCCGTAGAGATAGAAAAGAAATGGTATGCCCATCCACTTGGACAAAATTTATATGGACTAAATCTAGTTCAAGATAATATCAAAAAATTAAAAAAAGTAGTCATTTTTGAAGGTGAAAAAAGTTGCCTAAAATATTTTGACTACTTTGGAAAAGACAACAATATTGCAGTTGCTTGTTGCGGTTCAAGTATAAATAAGGCACAAATTGACTTATTGATGAAGACTTGCGCGCCATTGGAAATAGTAATTGCTTTTGATAAAGAATTTGAAAATGGAGATTATAAAGGAGAAGATAAGTATTTCCAAAAACTTTACTCCATAGGTCAAAAATATAATAAATATGCAAATTTCTCAATAATCTTTGACCATAAAGGATTATTAGGACTAAAAGACAGCCCTGTAGATAGAGGAATTGAAGTTTATAAACAATTATTCAAGGAAAGAGTGATAGTTAAATGAAGTTTACAGTACCACAAATTAAATATACAAACAAGTTTTTGGAGAATTTATTGGTAGAAAGAGGAGTTTTTGATTTAGAGAATTTCTTAATGCCAACAAAGTCTGCTTTACTTCCATATGGGGATTTAGATAATATTGCTGCCGCAATCCAACTTATTAAACGCCATCTTAATGATGATGTGTTGATTGTAGTTGACTGTGATGGAGATGGTTTTACTTCTGCAGCGGTAATGTGGCAGTATTTAAGAGATCTTAACCCAGAAATTAATATGGAATATATTCTCCACACTGGAAAACAACACGGACTTGAAGATACTTGGGAACAGATTATTGAGAAAGAAAATATAAAATTAGTTATACTTCCCGATTCGAGTTCTAATGATGAAGAATATCACCAAAAACTTGCAGAAAGTGGAAAAGATATTCTTGTTCTTGACCACCACGAAGCACCGTCATATTCTCAGTATGCGTGCGTAGTAAATAATCAGTTGAGTGAGAATTATAAGAATAAAGCCCTTTCTGGTGTAGGTGTTGTATATAAATTTTGTCAGGCACTTGATGAAGAATATAATGTGAAATATGCGGATAAGTATCTTGACCTTGTTGCAGTTGGTGAAATCAGTGATATGATGCTGGTCACAACTCTTGAGAATAGATACATCTTTACACAAGGTTTAAAAAATGTTACCAACACAGGTATTAAAGAGCTTATTAAAAAACAAGAATACTCAATTGGCGACATCTCTCATTTAACTCCAACTCATATTGCTTTCTATATTTCTCCTCTTATTAATGCAATTATTAGAGTAGGAAAACAAGAAGAAAAAGAAATCCTCTTCCAAGCACTCATAAATGGAGATAAGAGAGTTCCTTCTACCAAGAGAGGCGCGCAGGCTGGCACATATGAAAGTATTGCAGAACAAAATGCAAGAAATTGTGTTAATGCACGCTCTCGTCAGAATAGAGCAAAAGAGAAAGCACTTGACCTTCTTCAAATGACAATTTGTAAAGAAGGACTTGATGAGAATAAAGTTATTTTAGTTGAAGTCGAAGATAATGCAATTGAAAGTACACTTACAGGTCTGTGTGCTATGCAATTGGTTTCAATATATAAGAAACCCGTTTTAGTTATGAAAGAGAATAGCGATGGATATTTAAGTGGTTCAGGTCGCGGCGCAGATAGATGCGCGCTGACCGACTTCAAACAGTTTCTCAATGATAGTGGATATTTTGATTTTGCAGAAGGACATGCGCAGGCTTTCGGTGCAAGTATCCATAAAAATAAAGTAGAAGACTTTATTAAGTACGCGAATGAAGAATTAAAAGATGTCGATTTTAATGAGGGTGTTTATAACTGTGATTTTTACTTTAAAGCAAATGATGGATTACTGACTGATGCAATTTTCTCTATCGGTTCACATCCTGAAATTTGGGGTAAAGGTAATGAAGAACCTTTATTTGTAGTTGATGAAGTAAAGTTGAGTTATAGTGACATTAATGTATGTGGAAAGAATTCTGATACAGTTCGCTTTAATGTAGGCGGAGTTACTTTCATTAAGTTTAATGCTAAAGATTTCATTGAAGAATTGAAAGGTCATAATGAATTCACATTACAGATAGTAGGCCGCGCGCAGTTAAATGAGTGGGCGGGCAACGTAACTCCGCAAATTATGATAATGGATTATAACTTTAGAAACTCATTATTTGATTTTTAAGGAGAGAAAATAATGTGTACATTTGGCGTTTATATAGTATATGAGCATACAAATTATCAGCATTTTTATTATGGAAGACAAGATGTTGGCACTTTTTATGTAGAAACAAAATATTTTGATGATTTAAGAGAATTTATGAAATTTGCAACAGATTTCAAAAAAGAAGTAATTGATGAAATAGTATTTTTTGATGAAGAAGAGGCTAATCAAGTTGCAGTAGAGCGTACATTGGAAAAACTAAAAAGGGTTCAATTAAAAAAGGAGGAAGAATAATGGAAACTAATATTGTATATAATTGTGATTGCATGGACGTAATGGCAAAAATGCCTGCAAAATCTATTCCTTTTATTCTTACCGACATTCCTTATGATGAAGTTCAAAGGGAAACGAATGGTCTTTCTCAAATGAAGAGTTTAGATACTCTTGGTGCCGCGGATAAAGCGACTTTTAATACTCTTAAATTCTGTGAAGAAGTTTATAGAATTTGTGGTAATAGTCTTATTATATTCTGCGGACGCGAACAGTTCAGCGAAATATTTAAATTCTTTGCAAATAAGCCAGGTACTACTCGACCAATAGTATGGGAGAAAACTAACCCAGTACCTTCAAATGGACAGTATGTATATTTAAGTGGGGTAGAATTTGCAGTATGGTTTAAAAGAAAAGGTGCTAAAACTTTTAATGCAAGATGTAAGAATACTGTATTTAAGTACCCTATTCCTGGTGGTAAGAAAAGAATTCACCCAACTCAAAAACATTGGGATTTATTTAAAGAACTTATTCTTGATAATACAAATGAAGGAGATATAGTTTTCGATCCTTGTGCGGGCGGACTAACAACTATGCTGGCAGCAGTAGAAACTAATCGTAAATTTATTTGTTGTGAAAAAGATTATGAGACTTTCAAAAAGTCTATTGATTGGTATAAAGCAAATACAGATATAGAAATTATTACAGGAATGGAGGAAGTATAATGGGGGAATATAGTAAAAAGGGTTCTTATGCAGGATATGATAAAGACCATTTAGATCGTGCTGACTTAGATTATTATGCAACTCCACCTGAAGAGGTTGAGAATATATTAGAAAAAGAAGGATTGCGTTGGTTTACTGTTGAAGGAATAAACACTTCTTGCACTATATGGGAACCTTGTTGCGGTGGTGGACACATGGCAAAAGGTATTATAGATTATCTTAATAAAAATCATATTTCTACTACTCATTTCTTTATGAGCGATTTAGTTGATAGAGGTGCGCAAGACTATATCGAATCTTTATATGAAAATTCGCAAATTCAGTATGATTATGGGATAGATTTACTTGATCCAGAAGAAGATTTTCCTATCACGGATTTTATTATAATGAATCCACCTTTCAAAGATATAGATAAATTTGTTAATGCAGTTTTTTCTTGCTTCAGTCATAAACTCATTATGCTTGCACGTCTTAAATTCATAGAAAGCAAGAAGAGATATGAAGAAATATTTTCTAAAAATCCACCAACTCGTATCTACCAGTATATAGACCGAATTGCTTGTTATAAAGATGGAGATTTTTCTATCAAACCAAATTCAATAGAAGCATATGCTTGGTTTGTATGGGATAAGGACGATCCAAGTAAAGATACAACTTTAAAGTGGATTTGGAGTAAGAAACATAAATAAAAGCAGACAGAAAAGAAGATAGACAGATAGATAGATAGGAGGAGATTTTTAATGTTAATGAAAATCCAAAGTAAAAATTATAATACAATATCATATTATGAGGATATTGCTCTTATTAATATAAACCTGGATAGACACCCAATAAATTGTGACTGTGTAACTTGCCACATCGCAAATGAAAAATGGTCTGGTCCAAACTGCATCAATTGTTCAGAAGGTTGGGCTGTATATTTAATAGATATTCAACAGAAAGATGAATCTATTCGTACAATAGAGTGCGGACCTGGAGATGAAGTTTATTTATTGAATGATCGAGGTCAAACAATAGATAAAATCCGCGTTCCAATAGATTAAAAAAAATAAATCTTTCTGTCTGCTTTAATATAAAAAGTCAAGAAAATAATTCTTGACTTTTTTTCTTTTTTGTGGTATAATATAATTATAAAGAAATAAAAGGAGGAGTAGAACCGTGTCTATCAAAGATTATTCGCGCTTTGAATGTCATAGTCACTCTGAATATTCTAACATACGACTTCTTGACTGCATAAATCGACCAAAGGATTTATTGCGGACTGCCGCAGAATTAGGATATTCTGGACTCACAATTACAGACCACGAAGCATTATGCGGTCACGTCGACTTCATTAATGCAGAAAAAGAATTAAAAGAAAAAGAACTTATCCCACAAGATTTCAAACTCGGTTTAGGTAATGAAATTTATCTTACCGATACAAGAGATAAGTCTCAAAAATATTATCACTTTATTCTTATAGCAAAAAATAACATAGGTCACCGCGCATTAAGAGAATTAAGTTCTCAGGCTTGGTACAATTCATATTTCGACAGAGGTATGGAAAGAGTACCAACATTAAAATCTGAACTTGAAGTAATAGTTAAGAAATATCCTAACTCTCTTATTGCAAGTAGTGCGTGTTTAGGTGGAGAGTTGCCGAAATTAGTTTTTGACCTCATCACCGCAGAGAAAAAGAATAATGAAACAGAAATATACGAATGTAAGAAGGCAATCTTTGAATTTTTAAGTTGGTGTAAAAATTTATTTGGTGATGATTTTTCGATTGAGGTCGCGCCAAGTAAGAGTAAAGACCAAATCACCTTTAATAGTAGAGTAAAAGATATTGCAAAAGGTATGGGTATCTCAATGTTATTTGCGACAGACGCCCATTATCTAACTGCAAAAGATAGATATGTTCATAAAGCATATCTTAACTCTAAAAATGGTGATAGAGAAGTAGACGACTTTTATCTCTATGCCCATTTAATGGATAATGAAGAAGCATTTGAGAATTTGAAAGATTGCTTCAATGAAAATGAGTTTGCTACCATGTGCGCGCGGACCATAGAAATTATGGATAAAATTGAAGGGTACGAACTCTTTCATCAACCTATCATTCCCACAAGACCAGTTAAAAATTATGCTGCGCGCGCCTTAATAGGAAATGAGTATCCGATACTTCATAAACTTTGCACAGAAGGCAATTCCCAAGAAAAGTATTGGGTAAATCAATGTATAGAAAATCTTAACCGTCTCCAACCTTGGCTTATCCCAACAGAAGAAGGAGAGCAAAAGACAAGAGAAGATTATCTTACAAGACTTGAAATTGAAGCCGATGTAATTAACACAATTGGAGAGAAATTAGGTAACTGCTTATTCGCTTACTTTAATACTTTCCAACATTATATAGATTTATTTTGGGATTGCGGCAGTTTGAGTGGACCAGGTCGTGGTTCTTCAGTTTGTTTCTTGTCAAACTACTTGTTAGGTATAACTCAGCTTGATCCTATTCGTTGGAACTTAATGTATTGGCGTTTCTTGAATAAAGAGAGAGTTGAACTCCCTGATATTGATACCGACCTCAGTCCTTCCAAGCGCAAACTTATCTTCAAAAAGATAAGAGAAGAAATAGGAGAAACAAATCTTCTTCAAGTTGCAACTTTCGGCACAGAAGGAACTCGTTCTGCAATCCAAACTGCGTGCCGAGGATATCGTTCTGACGAGTATCCTGAAGGCATCGACATTGATATTGCATTATATTTAAGTGGTCTTATTCCTCAAGAAAGAGGTTTCTTATGGCCGCTGTCTGATGTAGTAAATGGAAATGAAGAGAAAGATCGTAAACCTATCAAACAATTTATTGCAGAAGTAAATAAGTATCCTGGTCTTCTTGATATTATGGTATCAATTGAAGGATTAGTTAATAAAAGAGGTCAACACGCGTCAGGTGTTATCTTGTATAACTCAACTCCATTCGATACAAATGCGATTATGAGAAGTCCAAACGGAGATTTGATAACACAATTCGCACTTCACGAATCAGAGGCATTAGGTGATGTTAAGTTCGACTTTCTTGTTACTGAAGTTTGTGATAAGTTGACTAATGCAATTAATCTTCTCAAAGCAGACGGTTATTTCGAAGAAGAAACTTTGCGTGATATATATGAATCTCACTTCCACCCTTCAATAATAGACTTGAGCGATGAACGAATTTGGGATAGTCTTTTTGAAGGAAGCACAATCGACGTCTTCCAGTTTAACTCAGAAGTAGGTCTCCAAGCCGCGAAATCTATTCATCCAACTAACCCCATTCAAATGACAATGGCAAATGCGTTAATGAGACTTATGGGTGAGAAAGGTAAAGAAAGACCTATTGAGAGATATATCCGTATGAAGAATAATATGAAATTATGGTACGGAGAATGTCGAAGAAGAAATTTGTCTGATGAACAAATTAAGATTTTGGAAAAATATTATCTTCCTCGTGCAGGTACGCCCGCACTTCAAGAAGATCTTATGCTTGTTTGTATGGATAAGGATATTGCACATTTTACATTATCAGAAGCAAATCAGGCTCGTAAAATAGTCGCAAAGAAACAAATGAGTAAAATCCCAGAACTTAAAGAAAAATTTATAACTCAATGTGGAGATGAGAATTTTGGAGAATATGTATGGGAAACTACTATGGGTCCGCAAATGGGTTACAGTTTTGCACTTCCTCATTCATTGGCCTATAGTTTTGTTGGAATCCAAACTCTCATTCTCGCAAATTGTTATCCGTCTATTTATTGGAATTGCGCATGCCTTATTACAAATAGTGGAGGCAATGAAGACGCTGAAGAAGAAGATGAAATTGTCGAGATAGTTCCGATAAATGAGATAGAGAATGATGATGACGCAGAATATGAAGATTTGCCAGATAGAAGTGGAAAGAAGAAAAAAGTTCGTAACACAAACTATGGTAAGATTTCTACGGCAATAGGACAGATGCGGGCGGCCGGCATAATCGTTGCACCTCCCGACATTAATAAATCTTCATTTACTTTTGTGCCTGATGCCGAAAATAACACAATTATTTATGGTATTAAAGGTATTACAAGAATAGGTGCAGAAGTAATTAATGATATAATGGCAAATCGTCCATTTACAGATATTTGGGACTTTTTGTCAAAAGTAAAAGTTAACAAACCTCAAATGGTGAACTTGATTAAGTCAGGCGCATTTGATTGTTTTGGAGATAGAATAGAAATTATGAGAGAGTATATTGATTCAATCTCTGATAAGAAACAAAGACTCACTCTCCAGAATATGGCTATGCTGATAAAGTATGAATTGATCCCCGAAGATTATCAGTATTATGCAAAATTGTTTAATTTTAATAAATATCTGAAAGCACATAAAATTGGAACTGCATATGAGATAGATAGTGTTGCCGATCCATTCTATAGTCTTCACTTTGATAAAGATTTAACTTGGTGGGAAAATGGACAGCAATTAATCTCTCAATTAGAATGGGATAGGATTTATAAAAAAGAGATGGACGGAATGCGCGCGTACCTTAAAGAAAATAAGGATGCGGTCCTCGCGCAACTAAATGAGAAACTACTTAAAGAAACTTGGGATAAATATTGTCTTGGTTCAATCTCAAAGTGGGAAATGGACTCAATTGGGTTCTACTATCACGAACACGAACTTGAAAAATTAGACAGTGCAGTATACAACATTGCAAACTTTAATAAACTCTCAACAGAACCTCAAGTAGAAAGAGTTATCACCATTAAAGATAAAGAAGTCCCAATCTATAAACTGTACCATATTGCAGGAACAGTTATCAATAAAGAGAAGAATAAAAATAGTATCTCCCTTCTTACAAAAGACGGAGTTGTAAATGTAAAAATTTATCAAGCTCAATTTGCAAAGTATGACCGACAGATAAGTGAAAAAGGTGCCGATGGCAAGAAACATGTCATTGAAAAATCTTGGTTTACTCGCGGCAATAAGTTACTTGTAATGGGAATGAGAAGAGACGATACATTCCAATTAAAGAAATATAAAAATACTTCAGGTGAAGTCATTCAATTAATAAAAGGAATCGATGAAGATGGACTGCTCAGTCTCCAATCCAAACGATATGGTGAAGTGTAATGATAGGTTTATATGATTGCGATTTATTTGACGGAAAGACCTTCGTTCCAAACCCAGAAATTATGCTCCTTTCTTCTTATTTTAAGAAGAAAGGGGAGATAGTCCATCTTCTTCTCGATTTCAAAAATATTGACCTTTACCAAAAAGTATTCATTCGTAAAAATCGAAACGGTAAACAGATTACTGTTACTCCTGACATATACACAAGAGATAATGTAGATTTTGGAGGAATGTTTTTTACAAAAGGAATATACTCTCCAATTCCACAAGAAGTATTAGAATGCGCGCCCGACACTACAATTTACGAGAAATATATAAAAAGTAGAAAATGGGAAACAAAAGCAGAACGAGAAGAACTCGGAAATGCGCGTGCAGAATTCATCTCAATTCATCAACGAAAAGTAACTGAGACTCATCAACGAAAAGTATTTATTATTGACCCCGATATCACAGAATATGATTATGAATACTTGTGCAATATTCAAAAATTTACATCAAGCCAAGTATTCCACTTTTATTATCCTATAATAATGGATAGCGTCGCGGGTGCAATTAAGTTCTTAACTGCAGATTGGTTTCCAAGTCAACAGTATATCTATTTTAGAAAAGAACTCTCAGTAGAAGAAATGGAACAGGTCTCTCAATATAGAAAAGGTAAAATTATTTTCTTCTCTTATTTAAATGATAAATATCGTTTTAAAACTCAAGAAGAAGAAGAAGAACTTATTATAGATTGTTTAGAGAAAATATTGGAAACTCGAAAAAGAAAATTATTCTTTAATTTTCGTATTCATCCACGAACAAGAACAGGCTCTATTCCTCTTTTATCTACCGTAGAGAAATGGTGTAACCTTTATTCAAATAAAAGTTTTTACGAGTTTTGTGATTGGGATGATAAAATAAGATGTAGAAGAATAGTAGGACATTATCCTAATTCAAAAGATCTATTCTTTTCAAATATATTTAATTATAAATAGGAGGTGTTTGGTAATGACAGGGCCAGAGATTAAACGCGAAATTGAAAGAATCAACGAGTTAAATAAGAGCCTTATCACTCCCGACATTTGGACATTGAATCCAGATATTGCGAAGAATTTAGTAGAAATAGCCAAGTTGCGCGCCCAGTGTCCTCATGAATTTGAGAACGGAGAATGTAAATGGTGCTATTTAAAGGAGGAGAAAAATGATTAAAGAAACAGAACAAGAATCAAAATGGACACTTGATACAGATATTAAAGCTCTCCTTCAAGCGTATCTTAATCAATCCTCAATTAAAGATTTTGAAAGTTTATCTGAATATGTTGATATTGTAAATAGGAATATCTATATTAGTGATATAGAAGAAGTAACTGGCGCCGGTGTCGACGCATTTATTCGTTTTTATAATATCGTTGATAAGCAACTCAATATCCCCGTAGAAGATAGAATTCCTATTAAAATCTTTATTAATTCAAGCGGCGGAGATCTTACTGCAACCTTTACAGTAATAGATGCAATACATATGAGTAAGACGCCAGTTTACACTATTAATCAAGGGCGCGCTTACTCAGGTGGCTACTTCATTTATATCTGCGGTCATAAAAGGTATAGTTTTTCCTCTGCTAATTTCCTTTTCCACGAAGGTTCTACTGTAATGAGTGGCGATGCACATAAGTTCGAAAGTGCCGCGGACTATTACAAGAAAAAGAGAGAAAAATTAAGACAAATAGTGCTTGACCATACTAAAATATCTCCTGAACTCTATGATGAAAAGAAAAAAGACGATTGGTGGTTCGATACAGAAGAAGCCGAAAGACTCGGAATGGTAGAAGTTATCGTTACACCTGAGAATTACGATGAAATTTTATGAGTTTTTGATATATTTACTTCTATTAGTTTGCGGCGGCGTCATAGGATTTTTCTTACGACGTCGCGCAAACATAGAGATAGATGAACAGTCTCAAGCACAAAATAAAAGATTGAATGAAGAAAACTTAAAATTGGACCGACTTATTGCAGAAAAGAAATGTACTTTTGCTTCTGAAATTCAACAACTTCAAGAATCTCAAAATGAAAAGAAGAAAGAGTTACTTGCTTCACTGAAAGAAGAAGAAGATTCTAAACGCAAAGAAATTTCTGAAAAAATTCATTTAGAATTACAATTAGAACGTGAAAAATTGAAACAAAAAATCGCTGAAATTAGCCAAAATGAATTTAGTCAATTGTCTATTCAGCTTGAAGAAAATCGTTTGAATTTTGAAGCAAAAACTGCGGAGTGGAACTCTGAATTAGAAACTCTTTCTAAAGAAATAGAGGAATTAAGGAATAAGAAGCGCGCACTTATTGAGGCGGCTAAGCATGAGGAAGAAATTGCACAGCAAAAAGATTTTTATCGCTTACAAGTAGAAGATGATGTGATAGAAGATGTGATAGAGTTGAAAAAATTACAAAATAGACTTCATAATCCTGACGTACTTAATAAACTCATTTATAAGACCTATTTTGAAAAACCATACACCTCTCTTATAGGAAGGGTTGTAGGTGCAGATAAGGTTACTGGTATTATAAAATTACCAATATAAATGACCAACGAGTTTATATAGGTCAAGCAGTAGATATCGCGGCTCGTTGGAAACAGCATATTAAGCGCGCTCTCGGCGCAGAACCTATCACCCAAAATAAACTTTATCCTGCTATGGAGAAGGAAGGAGTTTGGAATTTTACTTTTGAAATAGTGGAAAAGTGTAAAAAGGAAGAATTAGGAGAAAGAGAACAATATTATCAAGAGTTCTTTGGTGCAAAGGAATATGGATATAGTATTAAATAAAAGGCTTATTGGTAGAACAGAAAAAATGTTATGGTATGCAAAGTATACTAATGGTATTATTATAAGCAAAAACCCTTCTCTTTTAGAGGAAAAGGCAAAATCTTTAGGTATTACAGGATTAAAGATTGTAAGTTGTGATAAAAATGCACAAGGAAGATTTTGTTCCAATGTAAATTTTGACTTTTCTAAGTCATTGTGATATAATATGAGATAAAGGAGGCGAGAAGAATGATTCTTTTAAAACGAACAGAAGAGTTTAGAGTAGAGTCCGATGTTGAGGCTCGTAAGGCCATTGATGATGTCCGTGCAGATGCAAATGAGAAAGGTTATCAAATTGCTTCAGCAGGCTACACTCATAAAGAGAAAAAGGCAAAAGGCGAAGTTATTGATGCTTGTGAAATTCTCAAAATCGTAAAAGTATTTGGAGGGATTTGGGAATGAATGCAAGGATAATTGAAGGTCAAGAACAACCTACTAATGATAATAAGTTACTTGAAAACATTATCAATTTAATGGGTAAGATTGAACAAGGCGCGCCGGGGTTTGATGAAAAGGAGTTTGAAGAATTAAAGTCCCAAATGTTGGCTTCAGGTATGAGTGTTGAAGATTTGTTTAATCTTTTAGGAGATAATTTTGTAGAGGCAGTTGCTAATCGTACTATTGTCGATATGCCAATTCAATTACTCACTCCTACTGCAAAAATTCCTGAATATGCCCACCTTTCTGATGCTTGCGCAGATATTTATGCCGATGAAGATTATGACTTAATGCCCGGTGAGACTCACGCAGTTTCCACAGGTATAGCACTTGCAATTCCTGAAGGATATGTATGTCACATTTATGCAAGAAGTGGACTGAGTTTAAAGACGGGTTTAAGAATTGCAAATTGTGTAGGTATTATAGATGCAGGATATAGAGGTGAAATAAAAGTACCTCTTTGGAATAGTGGTTCAGAGACCTATAAAATTGAAAAAGGTATGAGAATTGCACAAATTGAAATCCAACAATCTCCTGCCATAGAGTTTTATCCCGTAGATAATGTAAAAGAATATGGGAAAGACCGTAATGGAGGATTCGGCTCAACAGGTTTAGAAAAACTTGCCGAAAATCTCGAAATAAATGGCAAAGTATAATATTGAAGGATTAAAGAAAGAGTACCAAGATAACGGTTGGGAACTGCGCGCAGATAAGTATGAAAACTTATCAACTTTAATGGAATGTGTGTGTCCTGAAGGTCATACTTGTCATATGACTTATGATAAGTGGAGAAAGAGTAAAGAATGTCCGCAGTGTGCTGCAGCCGCATTAAAAAAGACAAAAGAGAATGAAGTTATCCCTAAAAGTCGTGGTATCAAGAGAACTCTTGCATTAGACCAAGCTACCAATGTTACTGGTTGGGCGGTTTTTGATAATGAGAAGTTAGTTTCTTACGGAGTTTTTAAGAATAAAGAGGATAAGACTGAAATCAAAATCAATAACCTCAAGCATTGGTTTTCTGATATGTGCGCGGCCTGGAAAGTAGATCGATTAATCTTTGAAGACATTCAATTACAAAATTTTGAAGGTGGACCAATGAACACAATTGGAGTTACCACTTTCCAAATTTTAGCTCAACTTCAAGGAGTATTGATAGACGTAGCGGTAGAAGAAAAACTTCCTTTTAAACTCGCGCATACAGGAGTCTGGAGAAAGTATAACGATATAAAAGGAAAAAGTCGAGCAGATAAAAAGAAAAGTGCTCAACTTTTAGTTAAAAATACATATAGTAGAGAAGTTTCTCAAGATGAGGCTGACGCAATCTGTATAGGAAGATATGGTCTTACTCTTTTTAAAGAACTAACTTTCTCAAATTGGGAATAAAAAAAAGAGGGCTTTTGCCCTCTTTCTTTTTTTTTATATTCGATAAGCACTCCATACAAATCTATCTTGTGGATTAAAAGTATCGTATATGCACCCATTAATCGCGCAAGTAATATGCCCGCTCATAGTTATCAAATAAGTTCCTTGTGGATGAGTATCTACGAACTCTCCTACCGTAACCCTTATTTCACCTTTACAGCCGCAGATTTTTTCATATCGTGTTGACAAATATTGTTCGATATAAATTACATCGTCGGGCATAACTGCTTGTTCTTGCGCCACTCGCGTCAACTGTTCATAGGTTTCATCCCAAGTGCGCCCAGTAGCAAGAGATATTGCTCGAACAGTGCAATCATTCACATTACGCTTTAATGGATTTGCATTATAATACTTAAATCTCATTAGATTTGTGCAATTTTTTGAGCGTGCTTACGAACAACTTCTTTTTCCTCTGGAGTTTCAGCATTATCCATAATGGTCTCAACAAGAGTGCAAATAGCATACATTGTCTTTTCAAGACCTTCTGTCATACTACCAGAGTGGTCGCCATCATAATATCTATCTTTTCCATAAACATACGCATCTAAACCGTCTTCAATACGATAAACTTTATCATACATACGGTCATAATCACGATGTCCATAGCGACCTGAGTTGCGGCCAGAATCTCTACCATAGCGTTCATCATAAGTGCCATAGCGTCCACCGCGTCTTGCTTCGTAACGGTCGTACATTTGCTCATCCTCCATCGCTTCAATTGTTAAAATATTCTTCATAATAGAAGTTAGCATTTTCGCATTACTTACGTTGTTTGAGCTAAGTCCACTTTCTTCTATCTTATGAAGTTCTTTTTGCGCATTACTATATAACTTATCCATTAGTACCTCCTGTTACTGTCGCCGGAGCTTCTACAGGAAGCGAGGGCAAATTATTTACGCATTGAGAACAAGGAAGTCTTGTCATAAGAACAAAACTACCACTAGTTGCGCCAGTTCTAACTATTGTAGAATAGCGTGTTCTCGTATTGATTGAACATGCATTAACAGGTGTAAGATTACAATTAACGAGTGGGTATGTTGTGCCAGTGTCGCCGCCAATCGTAATTGCAACTGTTGCATTAATTGTTGTTTCTGCAGGTATAGTCTGAGCTACTACAATACAATATTTCTCATTATCAAAATAAGTACCTGCGGGAATGTCGATCAGAAGAGTGTCATCAGCAAAGGTAACACTATCTGAGAGTATTAATCTGTTACAGAGTCTTCTGCAAGGAGAACAACTCATTTAATCACCTCTTTAATAGAATAAAATTGGAAGAAAGGAGAGAGAAGGGAAAACTCTCCTTTCTTCACCTACCAATTAGTTATTGCAGCCGCAACCATTTCCGCAACCGTATCCAAAGCCATTTGCATAGCTATAAGGATTGAGTGCAGTATAAGGACTTGCAGTTAAATATGCAGGTTTAGCGATTGGCATTAACTGATTGATAATGCTTGTTGTTTGATCCTGTTGTGAAATCTGGAACTGTGCAGACTGAAGTTCAGTACGGAGTCTATCCATTTCCTGATTTGTGAGATAGTTGATAATACGATCTGTGTTTTTGTCAGATGCAGTAAGAATTGCATTAAGGTTATTTGCCATCAAGTATTTGATGTCATCCTGACCTCTTTCAATTTCGCAGCAGCACATATCCATTTGATGAGATACGTTATTTATGCCGAGAAGTGTTGCATAGTCAGAATTTGCAATTGCCTGTTTTACAGAATCGAAGCCCTGACAAATTTGAAGTTGGTTCTGACCATTTGCAGTAAGGAAAGAAACATTTTGACTGTTAAAACCGTTACTGATTGCGGCCTGAATACCAGCTAAATCGCCTTGAATTGAGTTGAAATTAAATGCGTCTGTTACACCTTGCGCAGTTGCAGGTGCGAAGCCTCCGCCATAATTGCCGCCGAAAGCGCCATTACCGCCCCAGCCAGCAAATAAAAGGACAAGAAGGATAACCCACCAAGAGCCGCCGTCTCCTCCCCAACCATTGCCATCACGGCTACCTAATGCAAGAGCATCAGCTACAGAAAGACCTTCGTTCATTTGATTACCTCCATTAAGTTATTTTATACTCAACCTCTTCCAATCATACGCATAAAAGACTCTAGCTCAGTATTAAAGTCTCTTCCCTGGCTATTGAAATATTGTTGAGCGAATTCTTGAATACCTTGAGTATCACCATTCTTTCCCATTTCGATTAAATGTTGCATTTGAGGATCGTTGGGGAAATTTTGGGATACGATTTGTTGTGCGATTTGCGCGGGATTACC